TATTCTAATGTAACCTTAGCCTCAAAAGATTTTACAGAACCTAATTCTTCTCCATCTAGCCATACAGCACCAAATGAACCTCTAATTATCTTGTTTTTATCCATTTTATTAGACATTATTTACCTCCATTTCTTAGAACATATTAATTGTAAATTTAAAGTCTTCAACAGCATTCAATATTTTTATATTTGCTTTCATGAACACTTTTTTCTTAAATGTTAGTTTTTTGATTTTCTCATCATCCCAGTCTTCAACTTCTTTTTTACCAACACCTAACCAAGCCAATCTTTGTGCTTCAACATCAACTTGTGAATAGTTGTCATACTCTTTATCCAATATATCCTCTCTTTCAAGTTCTTTAAAATAAGCATTTATTGCTGTAAAGAATAATACTTGATTGTCATATTTATTCTTATATTTACCTATCCATTTTTTGAATGTTGAATAAATATCATCTCTCATTAAGTCCATAGATTCAATTATGATAATGTCTTTCATATCTTCAGTTTCATCTTGTGTAATTTCTTGAAGTGATGTACATGCTCTAGCAACTTTTATATCTCCTTCATCTTTATACAAACAGAAACCACCTTTATCAATAACATCATTTATATCATCAAATATTGATACTTCTTTTAAATTTCCACATAAAAAGCTAGTAGCTGATCTAGTCATTGGTAAACCTGCTAACATTCCTAAGATTGTTGGTACATATTGCCACCCTTCAACTTCTCCTCTGTTGTCAACAAATGTAACCTTATCATTCATTAAGTTTACTATGCCTTTGTTATCTGGCTTAGTAGCATTGAATACAACAGCTTTATAAGTTTTACCTGCTTTTCTCATAGATTTAATCCATGAAACAAGAGTTGAAGTATCTCCATCTTTTCCATCATAAGCTAATCCTACCCAGTTAATTCTTTCTTGTGCAACTTTTTTTAATGTATCAGATATTGTTCCATTTTTAATATTGAATACAACTACTTTATTTGGTGTGTATTCAAAGCTATCTTTAATTAATGGCAATACTTCAGCAGAATAATCTCCAGCTTCTATATCTGTAATATTCTTATATACTTTTCTATCCCATTGTTTAGTAGATTCTTTTACTATCAATCCAACTATACCTAATTGACTTCTTTTTACAGCTGTTACAGCTAATTGTTTAAAAATTATCTCAATGCTAGGTAATCCCATATATTAACCTCCTATTTTTTATCGAAATGATATTCTAATTCTTCCATCATTTCACCATCTACATCATTTTCTATTTCTTCCATACTTAAACTATCAAAACTTGCTATTAATACTCCATCTTCAGTTTCTTCAAACTCTATTTCATCAATAGGAATAGCAAAAGTTTCATTTACCCACAATGTACCTAAGAAAGCATTTTCAATTTCATCAGATATTTTTAATCTTTCTTCTCTTCCTTTACCAGGTAAAGTAGTAAAAAAATAAATTCTGATTGTAAAGTTTCTTTCCTTAAAAGTAGTCATAAAAGCACTTGTTTTAAGACCATCTAATTCAGTCCTAAAACTAGGTCTATTAAATTTTTCAGATAAATCTTTACTATCAATTTCTATTTTAGGAAATGTTTCTTTTAATTTTGTATTAACTGCCTTTAGTATTTGACTTAGTTTAATCATTAGAAACCTCCATTTTTAATAACTTCATCAATAAAGTCATCTGCAGCTTTTAAAAATTCATCTTGAAACTCTCTCTGTGAATCTTCTAAAATATGCTCTCCTTTTTTAAAACCATGTTCTTTCCCAGTTTTATCTTTTATGATGTGTCCATTTTCTATTAAATGTGCATGAGGCATTGAGTTATAAACTCTAACTGTGTCTTCTTCACCTTTATATTTATAAACTTTACCTCTTTTAAAACCTTTTAAATAGTTACCTTTTTTTACTTTTACTTTAGATTTTGCTTTCTTTTTAGCCTTAGCTTTTAATTTATTCCCTTGTTTTTGTAAGAATTTTTTAGTTTCTTTTGGATATTTTCTAGCAAGTCTTAATACTTCTTCTTCAAGTTCTTTTAAATCATCTGTTGAAAAAACTCCCATTTCTACTCCTCTTTTCTTACACAAAAAACTTCTATGAACTGATTATCTTTAAAATCTCTGTTGAAATATATAACCTCATACTTCAATCCCTCATAAATAAAAAACCAGTCCTTTTTTATTCCAAGAACTGATTTTATCCTAAATATAAATTTGAATTGATGTTGATTTTCTTCTGTTCCAGCTTCTCCATTTTTTACACTAGAATTTAAAGGAACTATTTCACAGTATGCTTTTTTTAATAACTCTGACTTTTTCTCATTTTCTCCAAGTTCATTAGTTGTGTCTATCATAGTATAGACATCAATAAGATGTCTTAATCTCTTAGTTATATCATTCAAAGTTATCACCTACTTGTAACTGAGTTAATAGACTTCTGGCTGTATAACTAAGGTCTTTACTTTCCTTTTGCTCTCTGTTATCATACCAATCTTGAACAAGTACACAAACTAGAATTTTAGACCTTTTAATAAACTTTTCTTTTGTTGCTTTTTTATCAAAGTCATTTATTGCATCTCTAAGATAATCTATTGCTGCAATCATTAAAGATTGCAACAATGTATCATCCTCATTGTAATCAATTCTTAGATAATTTTTAGCTTCTTCCAAAGTTAAAATATCTTCCATATTAATCACCTATTAAGCTGTTTCAATTTCAAGATATTTCATTGCATTTTTATCAACTTTTTTAATATCAAATCTTTCTATTGCTCTAATATAAGTAGCATTCTTAGTAAATCCAGCTTCAGTTGATACTGCAAGTTCTAAACCTTCTCTGTCAAAGAATGTTATAAATTCTTCTAAATCTCCAACAAATACTGGAGCTTTTGTTCCATTCATTTCTAATTGAGCATCTGATAACATAATTATTTCTCTTCCTTTAAAAAGTTTTTTAGTTTCATCTTGTAAGCTAGTACCTAAAAGTGGTCTACCTTGCTTATCTTTTACTTTGTCTAAAATATCAAAATAAGTTTGATTCATAAAAACTTTTGAATTTGATGATATTGCTGGATCTAATCCTTTATTTAAAGCAGTTGTTATTGCATCATAATCAGTTGCTTGTTCTGGATTTAAAGTTTTTAAAATAGTTAATATCTTTTTGTTTTCTGTATTTACAGCTTTTTTAACGAATCTTTTACCTATATAAGCAGTTAAATTTGCATTTTCATCTGCAAGTAAACTATTTGATATTGGGATAATATCTCCATAGTCAGCAACATTATATGTAACTTGTCCAAAATCTATATCAGATTGACCTATTTCATTCAATTCTTCAAAAGCTATTAATTCACCTGTTCCATCTGTTTCAACAGGCATAGTTCCCTTTAATGAAGTTACAGGTAGAATATTACAATATTCTTTCAATGCTATTTTGTTCCTTCTTAATTCTTTTATTTCGTTGAATTGCTCAGTTGGTACTAAATATCCACCTTTTCCGTCTGTTGCTTCTACTTGCCCTGGTGTTCCAGCTGCATTTAAAAATTGTTTTTCTTCTTCTGTTATAGATTTTCCTAATAGAACTCTATTATAAATTCTATTAACATTCATTTCTTCTTTTGTTCCTAATGGTGCTTTATTACCTTTATTCATAACTGTTAAAGCCTCCTCTGTTTCTGCTTCTTTTATTCTATTTTCTAAATCTTTAAAACCATTTAACTTAGCATGTGCCTCTTCAATCTTTCCACTATCTTTTAATGATGTGATCTCATTTTTAAGTGTTTCTAATTCCTTTTTTAATTCTACTGATTTTTTCATAATTAAATACCTCCTGTTAATAATGCAATCTCAATTTCTTTGTTTAATCTATCAAGTCTTGCTTGTTCTTTTTTATTTTTTTCTTCAACATTTTTTTTATTTAATAAACTTTCTGGAATATGCTTAAATTTATTTTTTGTTTCTATACAGTTTAAAAATTCGACTTTTTCAGAAGTTTTTATATTAAATACTCCTGGAGCATCTTCTCCAGTAAACCATTTTTCTTCTTTCATAAAGTCATATATTTGCTCTCTTGTTACACCTTCAATAGCTTTTTCCATATAAGCATTAACAAGTCCTTCATCAAGTTTATTTAGAGTCTCAATATACTTTTCTAAATCTCCAGCATTTCCTGAAACTTTTCCCCAAGCTCTATGGATCATTAAATAGGCATTACTTGGTAAAATAATTTCATCACACCCAAAAGCAATTATAGATGCAGCACTTGCAGCTATTCCATCAATATAAGCTATTGTTTTTCCTTTATGATTTTTAATCATATTAGAAATTGCTATACCTGCATAAATATTTCCTCCAAAACTGTTTATATGAACATGGACCTCTTTATTTTCTGCTTCTTTTAAAGCATCTTTTATATCCAATGGATATATATTAGTATCTT